TAGCATCTTTAAACTCCCTATATTGACCAGCGCTCTCAGCTAAAAGACTCAATGATAAACTTGAAGGCTTTACAGATTCATATAGATCCATGTCTTCATATTTAAGTGAAACATGAGACACTCCATATCCCACATAATATTCCTCATCAGGGCTAAGATAGTCTAACTTTTTTATATCAATCCTCAAATTTTGCCCTTTATACGTTTTAAAAGGTAATTTATATTTTCTTCTATAATCACTCATAAATTAGTCTTTTAACCGTTTATTCTTCTTTGCGTTTCTATCTAAAATGAATTGTAACTGGTCTCCTTTAACATTAGCTACTAATCTCTCTTGTTTATCTTCATTGAAATTAGGTAGCTTTTCAGGAGGAGCAACAACTTCTCTTGAACTGAGCATAGCTGGATAAGTGTCGTTCGGATATCCGGATGGTACTTGTCCACCTTCCGCCATTTTCGGCAATCCACGTACCGAATTTTGACTGGATTCACCTCCACCTCCCATACCTTGTCCAACATGTTTAGACCACATTGCTTGCAGTGCAGCTATTCCCGCAGTTGCCGTTGCTAATCCAAGTAACCCTTTACTTGACTCACCTGCTATCATCTTCGCCATAGCTTCCGCAAACTTCTGAGTTATAATTTGTTGACTGGCATCCAAAACAGAACTAACCATTTTTTGTTCCGCATTCTGCACACCAGCAGCCATCTGCCCCATGTTAGAAACTATATCAGCAGATGCACGTCCTAGCGAATCAGCAACCATACTCAATGAATTACTTATCTTATGTTGTTCGCCTTTGAATTTTTTACTTGATTCGCTTGCTTGGTCGGTTTTCTGTTTTAATTTCTCATATTGATTTATCAATCCTTGTATTTTCCGGTGAGTAGGGTCATATCCTTCACTTAATAATGATGTTATTGTACTTTTAAGTATTCGTTGCTGCTCTTCTAATAAGTTTACTGAATCTCCAAATGCAAATGCCCTGTTTTCAGCCAGTCGCATTTGTCCTCTCATTTCATTCAGTGCCTCATTCATTGAAGACAAGTCAATGGAATCATCAATATCTGGCATTTTAATCGTTTCCTTAGGTAACTGAGGTGGATTTTGTTTAGCTCCTTCTTCTACTCCATCTGCATAGGCCTTTCCATCACGCTTTCCTTCCTCCTTAGCATCTTCCTCACCTTTACCAATATCCATCTCATCCATTCGCTTCTGAAGCTCCTGATCAAAATGATTGTATTGTTTGAGAAATTCTTGGTATTTCTTTTGATTTTCACTTATCTCTTCATCATTGTATTCCTTTGCATCTTCCAGTTGTTCTTTTTTGAAATCAAAATGAAGCTCAGCTACCGACATATACCCTGACTTGAGTTTTTGAAGAAAACTAAGTTCTTCCTTCGCATTCTCCTCAGTCATCGTGCTTTGCTTGCGCTTTAACTCCGCTATTTCTTCCTGAACTTTCTTTGCTTGTTCGTACGCCTCTTCTCGTTTGGCTTCTAATGCCTTTAACTTTATTCGCTTCTGTAACTGTGCATTGACACCTTCTAACTTATTCTTAATCTCACCATAAGTATTGGACATCTTAATCTCACTATCCAGGTACTTACCATAGTTTTTATTCAGCTTATCAATTATATCTTTTCTTTCCTCTTGCGTATTCTTGAGGTTCTCTGAAACAATCTGATAATCCGCAGAACCTTTTTCTGCCTGAGCCAATGCAGCCTTTTGTTCATTCAAACGACTATTAACTTGGTCTAACTGACTTTCCATGACCTGCAGTTCAGCTTTTTCAGAACGAAGACCTTCTGTGGCTTGTTTTGCCGCATCATTTAATTGATTTTGAACCTGAACCGCCACTGATGTCTTGTTACTTAACGCAACGATAGCTGTTGTTACCACAGCTACTGCACCGACTATGGCAGTTATTGGATTTGCCATCATTACTGCCCATAACGCCTGTAGTGTTTTAATAGCTGTTCCTGCAACCCCTATAATCTTTCCAATTCCTTTTGAGAAAGTACCTAATACAACCAACACAGGCCCTATTGCTGCCGCTATACCTGCAATAGTGGTAATAATTTTCTTAGTACCTTCATCTAAGTCACTTAACCACTGAACAACTCCTTTAATAGAATCAATCATTGACTCTATTGAATCTGCTAGCGGGTCGGTGAATGCAATAGCCAACTCACTCAACGCAGACTGCAACTCAGTGAAAGCACCTTGAATGCCTTCCATTTGCTTTTTAGCAACTTGATCAGCGGTACCTCCTGCGTTCTTCAATTCTCCACTAAAATTACGCAATGAATCTGAACCACGTTCTAACATCGCAGCCAATGCTGTACCTGCCCTGGAACCAACTATGTCGATAACCTTAGTGGTTTTCATGCCACTTTTTTCAATCTGTTCCAGCATATCAACAAGTGGCAACATATTACCTTGAGCATCGGTGACAGATATACCCAGTTTGTCCGAATTCTTTTGTAACTGCATGAACGTCTGACGTAATCCAGTACCTGCTTTTGATGCTTGTATACCAGCATCTGAAAGCACACCAACTGCGGCAGTGGTATCTTCTATGGATTGACCAAACGCATTTGCAACTGGTGCGGCATAAGACATGGCTTCACCCAACTGACCTAGACTAGTATTGGATGAGGTGAATGCTTTGGTAAGTATATCAACAACTTCACCGGTTTGACTTGCATCTTTTGAGAACCCCTGCATAATATTTGAAACAATATCCGCAGATTCTCCTAACTGCATATTTCCAGCTGCTGCTAAATTCAATGTAGATGGTAATGCCGATGCCATTTCATCCACCTCAAAACCAGCCATAGCAAGAAAGTTCATACCTTCAGCTGCTTCGGATGCAGAAAACTTAGTAGTAGAACCAAGTTCACGGGCAATACCTTCTAACTCCTGCATTTGACTACCCGTAGCTTGTGAAACTGCAGCCACTTGGTTCATCGATGCTTCAAAATCAGAGAAAACCTTTGTGGCTATACCACCTGCAGCTACTAATGGCAAAGAGATGTTCTGGGACATCTGTTTTCCGGTACGTTGCATAGATTTACCAGCAGATTGCATACGGTTTTCTGCTGTGTTCATGGATTTTTCAAACCTTGTTGTATCCAGCGTCAATGCTGCTTTTAATGTCCCAAGATCTCCTGCCATAGTTACTGCTTTTTAGGTTTCTTTTTCTTAACTTTTACACGTCCTTTGAAGATTTCAGCTAATGATTTTACCTTATTCGAGATCTCATCAGTTGTTTGTTCCTGCAATTTATCCCATTTAAATTTCATCAACTTTTTAGGGTTTGTGAATTGCTTTTCTCTTCTTATCTGTGTGTTTACCAGAAACATCGTCTGTAATCGCATTCTTTCATATCCAACCCTAATCCTGTTTTCTTCCAACTCATTGAAATCCTCAAAGGCATAATGCAATTCCACTGGTGTCATGTCATAGAATTGCTCATCGGTAATAGCTCCAAAACGATTGAAAGCCATACCATAGAGTTTATCAAAATTTATTAACTCTTTCCTTTCGTACCCTGACTCTTGTTTAACTTCGCCGTTGCTGCTGCTTTTTGATTGCCCGTTTGTCGGGCTTTTGGGAAAAAATCAGGAATTAACTCCATAAATTCAAAGAAACACTCATCTAGCACGTCTTCCATTTGTTCCTTTTTGAAGTTAAACGGCTTATTTTCCTTTTTATGACCTTGTTTCAATGAATAGAACAATAATGACTCATAGTCCTGTAAGTCATCTTGGCTTAACTGACTGATTGTCTTACCTGTTTCTTCTTGGAAATGTTTTAGTGCATAATACCCAACTCTTACAGGGTATTTATTTCCATCGTAATTAATGTGCTTGATTAACATAGTTTTTAATTTTTTTGATTAGACAATATAAACCTCTGATTAAGGTTTACTTAATTAACTTCCTGAACCGGATTCAACTTCAACTTTACCGGTTATCTTCAGCGTCACATCACTGGTTATCTTATCATCAACTGTGATAGATACTGGTAACTCAGTAACAAGTGCTTCAAACTCCAGCGAAGTCATCTCCTCATCCGGAAGAACAATCTCATACACTCCAGGTTGATCACTTTCAAAATCCGCCTTCATCTTATCATAAGTATCTCGGCGGAAGTTCATTCCAAGCGATACATCCCCTGGGTCTCTTAACGCACCGATAAATTTTCTATAACCATCGGTCGTCCCAAGAGTGGTTACATCAATTGTTTCTCGTGACATGGTAGGGCCTTCAATACTATTGATCTCAGCAATATTTTCATATTGCCCAGAAGCACTATCCCATCTTCGAAACAACGTCTTTATACCACTCGTTGCTTTACTTGTCTCCATTTTTACCTCCTTTGGATTTTAATTTTCAAAATAAATCTTACCCGACTATTCTCGTCCCAATCAAAAAACTCTGGTTCTGATTGAGCTATGATGGCAGTATATAAAACCCCATCATATTCTTCATGTGATCGACCGTGAAGTTCCTTATATATATCGTATAATCTGTTGTATGTGTCTAAATAATCTGCTCCTCTGCAACGGATTTGAACAGCTGGATAGCGATAATCCTTACCATCAATAGTTATTTGAGACGGTTCGCCTGGTATATCAAACACAGTAACACACTGATCTGGTTTGTCTGGTTCAAGTCCTACAAACAAGTTATCCTTAAATACCAGTCCTAAAGAACTATCTTCTTCTAGTATATCTTTTATATGTTCGCTTGTTGGTTTCATTACCTAGCGTTTTTTCTGATTAATTCTAATCCTGCCGCCTTATTCCTATTCAATGACGCTTCAAAAAAGTAAGCCCCAGCTCCCGGACGTTTGAAATTAGCGCCCGCATTCTCGTGAACATGAACAGCATAATTCGCAGTAAATCCCATCACTAATCCTCCAATCTGTGCAGCTTCTGATTGGAATTGTGATTGTATTTGAGAATGATTTGAAGATAACTTACTTGCATTATC